GTGGGCGTTGATTTCAACGCGGAACTCTTGCGGTCTGTACCGAAGCGTAAAATCTTCAATGGCTTGCCTAATCTTTTGTGGCGTTGGGTCTGGCATGTTTAAACACTCTAGAACATAAATCTTTCCATCAGTTCTGTTATAGGTAATAGCCACAAATGCAGCGTTACCCGCCATAGCGGGGTCAAAGCCCACAATAGTGTAACCCTCAACTTGAGGTGGATGTCCCGTTGCACCAGGTCTTAATGGACCACGCTTACGCATGCCATTGATAGAACCTTGCACCAGTTCAGGTGGAAAGATTGAATCTTCAACTACATCTTCTTGTTGATAAACAAGTGCCCATGTTGCTGGGGTTACTTCGCTTCTGCGCTTAAAAAGCGTTTCGCCATCCCACTTAGGGTATAAGCCATTCTCATCAGGTGGGGTATCTTCATCCCCGTCCCATGGTGTATCACTCTTAGCCCAGAGGGTTTCCCACTCTTCTGGCTTATCCCCATACTCAAGAACGGCAGGCATACCCATATACGTAAAGGGCGACTTGCCTCCAGACCAATGTTTAGGGTCACGGAGTTCTTTATAAAAATCAGATGGCGCAATACGGGTACCTACCACCAGTAACTTACCATTTTTGCCCAGACGGGTAATAACTTCCTTTTGCAGCCAGTTAATCTGCTTCTCATGCTCGTGAGCGTTAGAGGTAGTTATACAGTCATCTAGGATAATCAGGTCAGCACGGGCACCGTAAATCTGCCCACCCATACCCAGTGCCTGAATCGTTGGGTCTTTCTCACTTGAGTTTCTCGCATCACTCCCAAGGTAAACCGTATCAACTCGCCAAGTGTCTGAGTCTTCTTTCCATCCCCCTTCAGGCCCAAAAGTTGTTTGTAACTTGAGCCAGCGCGGGTGAGATAATCTCTGCTTGATTGCGTACACGAACTCGCGTGCTTTGATAAGGGTCTTCGATACCACAATAATGCGGACGTTCGGATTGAGAGCGATGCGATAAGTTGCGTAGTTAACCGTAATGACGGTTGATTTAGCGTGCTCAGGGGGAACGTTTAAAAGAAGGCGGTTCCGATTGCCTGGCTCATAAATCATACTAGGGTGGAGCCACGAAGGCTCGCGTCCCTCTAATAGGTCAATCCAGTCCATATGATGAGGAAAGACCTTCTGGTCCAAAAACATCTCAGAAAACTGAGGAAAGGTAATATCTTCACGGGCTACGCCCATGGCTTTTAATGAACGCTCTTTAGCGTTTTCCTTTGCCTCGGCTAGGGCAGTAGCAAAGGCTGGGTCTCTTAGGCACCAGATACGAACCGTATCGGGTTTCTTGCCGTTTTGCTCCATAGCCTTATGGACAGACATACCCTCAGAAACCAGCGCCAAAACTTTGGCTTTAGCCTCTGCTGCCATAGCGGTACGAGGGTTATTAGTCTTTTGAAAAGTCACAGAACTGTCCCATCTGCATATAGTACAGACCAGTTAGTAACGGATAGTAGATACAGTCTGTAACGCAAGTTCCTGAAGAACTTGCTTAGGTATTAAAAGAAATAGTCTCTATATAGTATTAACCCGTTCAAACAGCCATTCCGAACGGTGCAAAGGCAAAAATCTTTTTACTTGATTAAAACAGTTAAATAACAGCCTAAACAGGGCACGGGGATTGTACGGGAAAATCTTTATGGGAGATACTATCTATAAACAGACACAGATTTAATAAGGCTAGGGTCAGAATTATCTGCCCCCAGACTGGTAGGACAGACTATCTATACTGTACAGTGTGAGACTGGACTATAGTCTATCCGCTCGACCATGTCTCGCCCCCAGTTCTGTTTATAATATAACTCCGCAGTGCTGGCTTATAAATGAAATCGTTACAGCCTTGGCAGTGAGTCATGCAGGCTGTCTCAGGCAGGCCGTGTCTGAAGCCACGCCCCTGCTAATGAGCCATCAGCATTTGGGTTTATTTCTCTCAGTCCCGTTATGGTAACACGGGGCGCAAATCAGCCTATGCTCTGCCTATTCAGCAGAGCATGCGAGCAGGCTGATTTCTCTCAGCGTGGTAAACCACGCATCTGGCCTGTCTGAAGCGCCCGCAAGCGTGCGCCTGCTTGGGCGCAAGCGCCCTGCACAGTCCAGCCATGCCCCGCGTCTAGCCCAAGATTGGGCTATCCGATGCAACCCCATGTTCCCGAACGGGGGACTGACAAGTGGTCAGCGATTAAGGAAAGGAAAAGAAATGTCTGATGAACTGACTGTCTCCAACCCATGCTACCAGTGCATGATTCAGATGGAACTATGCGTGGACTGCCAAGACCTACGCGACTCACGGGCGACTGACATCGCCCATGACATGGTAGATGAAGGAAACCTTATCTACCCTGCACAATGGCACAGTGTCACTGAACCAAGTGGGCATGAGTGGATAGGTGCAGTAACTCTAGACGATAGAGATAAGGAAAGACTGGAGTTCATGGAACCTATCACCAACCTATCCGATAGGTTCTTTGAACTGGTTGTGGATTTAGGTCCACATGAGATGGTCTGTCAAGACTGTCACATGGTATGCAACAAGCATGCCGTATGTCCAAGTTGTAACTAAGTAAAGGCAGACCTGCTCTGAACAAGTGCAGGAGCAGGTCTGCACAACAACACTACCAACAGAAAAGGAAACAAAATGAACACAGTCACATTCAAGAACAGCGTTATCAAGAATGTTGTTGACCGCAATGGTTTCTACACAGCAACCATCAACGACTACGAAACACTACCAACAGGGCGACAGATTTGCTCTGACTCTACACGAGTGGTTATCTTCGACGAGAATGTAATCACACAACTGCGAGAACTTAACTGGCTCGCAGATTCAACCGCATACATCAACGCAGAGGGTATCGGCAACACTCGATGGGACCGCCGCCCAAACATTGACAACAAGGACCGTAAGCCTGGACTCAAGCAGGTAGTCCTAACTGCAGTATCACAAGCATAAAGACACAGGCAGGTGGGGGCTTCGGCTCTCACCTGCCTTCTCTTTTTTTCGCAGGCCCCGTAACATCAACGGACGGTAACGAGTTCATTATCTAACCAGAAAGGTAACAAAATGTTATTAGATTCTATGACAATGTTGGCAATCTTAATAGCCTTGACTACAAGTATCGCAGTTATTACACTAGCAATTAGACAGAACATGTTGTTAATGAAAGAGAATACAAGACTACGCCGTGCTTTAAGAACAGAAAAGCAGGCGCGTAGTAACTACTACTACATAGACAATGATGTAGCGAAGGAGGACCTATGGCAAACCAAGTAAAGTATGCAGTGCACAACTGCCACACATGTGGCATGGATATTTTAGTAGATGTAAATAGAACCAGCCCACGAAACTACTGCAGCCCATGTGCATGGGCCAAGTTAGGAGAAACCAACTATGTCGTACACAGTTCATGAGATAGCGGACTTGAATGAGTCCATTGACCAAGCAATAACATCAATCAAGAAAGCCAATGCCATCCTCGAAGAGATGATGGCAACAGGCAGAATCTATATAGAAGGAGATGATGATGTGTGACTGCAACTCAAACTGGAATAACCTAACACCAGAACAACAAGATGCAACAGTTAATTGGGATTCATTAGATGAACCCAATGGAACATGGGAGAGGAATAATCATGGAACTGGAACGTCCTAATACATGGTGGGCAATAGTTGAGCGCCAAGAAATAGAACAAGACTATGACATTAAAATGACAGATGAGCAGTGGAATGTGATGGTATATAACTTGGACAAGGCTGCATACAATTCAATAGATGCAATCATTACTGAAGTTGTAGATGAGATGCAATGAGCGGCCCATACATACCACCATATTGTGAAATATGCGAGCAGTATAACTCTACATGTGATGACTGTGGATTATGTAAAGAATGTGATGAATGTGAGGAGGATGATGAGTAACTTAAACCCTGAGTACTTAGATGTAATGACAACTCTCAAGATAGTAAGATTAGTTGGAGGATACACGCTTGAAGAAGTAGAACGCATCAGCAATGGTGAGTTTACGAAGCAAGCAGTAGGCAGTTACGAACGCAACCATAGAAACATAACAGTTAAAAGACTGTTGAGATTGTGTGAGGTGTATGACATATCAATTGATGCAGTCATTAGACACGCTATGTATGCAAAGATGACAGCGATGTATACACAGAACCAGACAGGATGTGGGGCGATGAATGAAATATCAATCCTCCCTCTCACACCATTACAGTCCTGGGTATTCCTCATTACAATTTTCTATCTCCTCTACAGATGGGTTACTAGATGAAGAAACTATTCGCCTTGCTTACAGCATGGTATCTAGTGTTCTGGTCACTGCTACCAGGGCACACGCCAGTAGCACAAGCAAAGCCACACACAGAACCCAAGCCTACAGAGATGAGCGAGTTCCATTGGACCAAGCGTGCTCTGAAACTATATGCAAAACAGTTCATGCGAATGGCATATCCAGAATGGAACTTGTCTGAGCATCGAGCACTCATGAAACTCTGGGGTAAAGAGTCAGCATGGAATCCAGCAGCAGACAACCCAAACAGTTCTGCATTTGGTATTCCACAGTTGCTTAACCTTGACCCAGAAACGCCAGCCCCGCTTCAGATTGAGCGGGGGCTGGCTTATATCCAGCACCGTTACGAAAAACCATCAGTCGCTTGGTCGCATTGGCGAACAAACGGTTGGTATTAAGGATAAGCAATGACAGTTGGAACACCAGGACTAATAGAAGCAAAAGCATTAGCCAAAAAACTTTACGATGATGAGTTCGGTGCTCATTATTTACTTGGCTATGTTTGGGCAACACTCACAGATAAACAGAAACAAGATGTGTTGGAATCCCTCCAGCGCTATGTCACAGAAAAGGAAAAGAAATGACGGTAACACTAGAAGAAATCGAAAACTATCACAACATCCTATTGGGTGAGCACGATGGTAAAGAAGAGCAACTACAAACACAACGCAAGCGTTTAACAGATGCAATTTATGCACAGGTTGATTCAGATACAGCACCAGATGATGACCACATTGCAGAGATTGCAGCAGGTATGCAAAAAGATATTCAGTTGCGTGACTTTGTATTAGGTTTGCCATCTGAGCGCAAGATTGAGGATGTTAATACATACCTTGCATACTTTGTAGACTCAGTTCCTGATGAGTTTATTGCACCTGTTGGTAGCGTATTGGCTGCAAACCTGTACTCACTAGAGCAAACAGATTCAGCCAAGGAACTACTATCAAAAGTACAACAGGCTGACCCTCAGTACTCTCTAGCAAATCTACTTAACCGTGTATTTAATTCAGGCTGGCCAGCAGGTGCATTTGTAGCCATGACCCACGAACTACACCCAAAGGTTAAAGAAGGAATGGGTATCTAATCATGGGATTGGATATGTATCTCTACGCACGTAAAAGTATCTCATCCATTGACTGGAATAATAAACCAGATGGAACACTAGATAAAGTTCCTAACCCTGATTACGGAATCCTAACCAGTCTTATGGGTGCTAACGATTGGGCATATAACCCAAACGACCTAGCCTTTGCATCCGTATCAATCCAAGTTGGATACTGGCGCAAGGTTAATGCTATCCATAACTGGTTCATTAGTGAACTAACAGATGGAGAAGATAACTGTCAGCCTATTTATGTACCTCGTAGTTCTTTAATTGATTTAAAGATTACATGTGAAAGGGTATTGGCTAACCATGACAAAGCAGAAGAACTTCTGCCAACAGGCTCTGGCTTCTTCTTTGGAAGCACAGAGTATGACGAATGGTATTTCCGCGGCATAGAAAAAACCGTGGAGATAGTAAGTAAACTCATTGAAGATGTACCCGAAGGATGGGCCTTCGAGTATCAGGCTTCATGGTAAAGAAAGGAACACATGACTACAGCAGATGTAGTAAAAAACCGCTCAGCCTGGATTAAGGCTGGCGTAGCAGTAGAAGCAAGCAGCGCAGCACAGGTAGCAGAACAAGCAAGACTTGATTGGACTGTATCTTTATCTGACATGCATACAGAAGAGTTCATGCATGTACCTAAGAAGCAGGCTGTTGTTAAAAATAATGGTGGAAAACAGTCAGTCATTGGCGTAGTAGGTAACAAGTATAAAGTCTTTCAGAACTCTGAAGTCTTTGGTTGCCTTGATGGCTTGATTGATTCAGGTGATGCTCGCTATGCAGCAGCAGGTGAGTATGATGATGGTGCAAAAGTATGGATGCTTATGTCACTACCAAAAGAAATGGAAATCCAGGGCGACCCACATGCAGCCTTCTTACTAGCCAAGACTAGTCATGACGGGTCATCATCAGTAGTAGTTCGCCCTATCATTGAGCGATTGTTTTGTGCTAATCAAATCAATCGTATCTTTAGAGCCAAGAATAAAGCACATACATATACACTGCGTCATACACAAAACGCAGTGCTATCAGTATCTGATATGCGAAACCTTCTTGACCTAACCTACACAAGCATTGATGAGTATAGCAATCTTGCTAACCATCTTATGCAACGTGAAGCAGACATAGCCAAAGCAACTGCATACTTTAAAAAGGTATGGGCTTTGCCTTCCAAGATTGAAAACGCACCACTACACTTACTCAGCAAGGGTGAGAAGAACGCTAAGTCTCGTGCTCTCAATGCACGAGCAAAAGCATTTGCTGTCTATCAGCACAGTCCAACACAAGACAATATTCGTCACACAGAGTTTGGTTTATGGCAAGCAGTTGTAGAATATGCCGACCATCACTCTCAAAAAGATGCTAGTATTGCTACCCTTGCAGGGCGCAATGACGGCATCAAACTACGAGCACTAGAATTACTTTCTATCTAAGGAGAATGATGTA